GATCGTCATTGCCCCGTGCGTGGCCTCTAATATCGTCGCAACATATTCGCAAACGGAACCAATTACTTTCCCAGGCTATCGTCCCTTGATTCCATTCCGGTTTCGTCGATATCAGCTACTGAAGAGATAATCTCTCCGATAATGTCGCCGAATGCCGAGAGCAGCTCTGCGTGTCTCGTGTTGCCGACACGGACATCGCAATTCTCTGCCCACGTCAGCGCCTCGCCCATGACCTTAGCCGGGACTCGGAGCGCTTTCTTTGCGACCGAGATCGGATGCGCGCAAAGGTAGACGACGATCACGGCATCTTGAAAGATCCCGTTGTATGTCTCGCGTTCTTGAAATTCCTCAAGCGCTTCCTCGCCCATGTTGAAAAACTCCATGCCGAGTTTCTGGGCGGCTACCTGTCGATGGGTGTTGAATGCAGAAAGCGCAGTCGGTTTTCCCCCGGGGCCGCCGAAGGACAATTCCTTGCTGCCCGATTGCGATTTGAGAAAAGCTTCGTCCTGCGGGTCGAGCTTGACCTCCTCCTCGACGAGTTCACCATCCTTGATTTCCATGTTCAGTCCTAAGTCCATCTTTTAAGCATTTGATCAAATTTCGGCCCTTGTGGTAATACGAGCGGAGGCAGGCCGTTCCCACGCGCGATTTTCAAAGACTTCGGGACTTCCTTCCACAGGTTCGAAAGTTCCAGGTAATTTGCTTTATAGGCTCTAATCCAGCTTATCATTGCTGGTTTCCACTTTTGGTGGAGCGCTTTGGTTGCTTTCTTTCTGGCGCTTGCTTCGTAGCAGTCCTCAAGCGCTCTTGCGAATCCGTCCAAGTATTCGACTGCCTGCGTCTCTTCGTCTGTCGGTGCAATGGTTGGAAGAGTAATTCTTGAGAGTGAAAAAAGGCGCATGTGAGCGACGGCGGCTCCGATATAGATTGAATCGAACTCGACACATATCTTGGCTAATTCCTGCCCGTTGTTTGCTGATGTGATCCTTTGCGGGAGCGCCTCTGCGCGTTCCAATGCCTGCCGTGGATCAAGCCACACTGATGCAATCTCTGATATCTGCACCGCGCCGGATGACAGAGGCAGGTAGTAGCGCACGTCGCCCGGTTGCTCTGGCTCGTATTTGTTTTCGGCCGAATAGACGTTGGAGACGCCTGGCGTGTTGTCTACGAGGTCGAAGCCGATGGAGACAGCGGCGGCGGCAAACCCGATGCGACTGTCCTTGTCGTTGCTTACAGCTCGGAATCCGATTCCAACATTCATAATTCCCCGCGCTCCATCCAATTCCGCTTAAACGGCTGTGACGCCGTTGTATCGGACCGCTTCAATTGATGCCGATTGAAAAGCGTCCCTGCTCGCCGAGAGCTCGATCGACTCGAGGAAGTAATCTCCCGTGGTCGAATCATATCCATCGGTGCTGTTTGCGATCGTGAGCGCCGTGGCAAATGCCGCGGACATTACGGAGTCCAGAGATGTAGTGATCTCTCCCTCGATGGAAACGGTCGACTGAGGATCGAAGTCCGTTGCGAATCCTGTAGTTCCGCCGAATCGGTCCAGGATGAGTGCCTTCTCGTTGGAGAAACTCTCGGTGAATGACGAGATGTTGATTCCGGTTTCTGCGGACGTGATGCCGCGGACGTGGTTGCCTGCTTGAATGTATGATGGTGTAGCCATTTTTTTGGTGGGTTATGCAGAGTCGGAGTTTTCCTGCGTCTGCGCGTAAATTGTGAATTGATAGAGGTATTCGCGATCGAGCGCTTCTCCGCTTTTGCTGGTCGATTCTACGTCGATCGCCTGTCCTTGCGGCAGAACGAACAATCCTGTGGCAGCGGCCCGGACTGCCGCGCTCAGCCCGTATGCGTTATCAAAAAGCGCTTCAAGCGAGGCGATGTCGGCTTGGGAATGCTGGCCGTGTGCCATCACCTCAAGCGAGAGAGAAAAGATGCCTGATCCTACTGGATCCTCGGCGCCCTGAGTGCATCGAACGGCAATGTATGTTTTTCCCGCTCTTTCGATCTCGCCAAATTGAACGACTTGAGCGGTTGGGAACTCAGCGTCAATAAGGCCGATTACGACCGTTTCGACTCGTCTGGAAAGCGGATCTGCCATTACGGTTTCTCTATCGTTAGAAGCACGGCGACTGCGCCTTGCTGGGTGAGCGAGGTGATGCGGTATTCGGTGGTTCCAATCGTGACGATTGTTTCCGCGTCGATTGTCGGAAGGTCAGCGACTAGAACGGTGAGGTTGGTTTCCCCGGTGAAAGTCATTTCTCCCATGTCTCCGAACGCCTGCGTTTCGCTCAGTTCCAGCGGGAGAATGGCGCGGACTTTGGTGCCTTCGATCGTCACGTAATCGCCAGAGAGGGCATACGCCTCCTCAAACGCTAATAGGTGATCTCTGACTAGGTTGTTGGCCATTTCTCTTCAAAAAAAAAGGGGCGGCGGCTTTCACCGCCGCCCCCGGTGCGGATGGATGGAGCGCTGATGCGCTTGGGGAAAATTACTTCTTCTTTGGAACAATCTTCTTGGGCGGCGATCCTTGCGGCAGCGATGCTGACATAGAATCAATCGCAAGTTCGAGGTTCTCGGCATCGACCGAGGCAGCTTTCGCGGCTGCCTCTCTGTCTTGCGCCGGCAGCTTTCGCCACAATGCCACGTCACGTTCGAGCCTTTCGATCGTGTCGTAGGCAAGCCCTGCGCCGGTCCTCAAAGCGTGTAGCATTGAATGACTTTTGCCGCTTTGCGACGGTCCCGGGCAGGGTGCGATATATGCCGGTCGAGTTCTCATTTACTGTCTTTTGGCGGGCGTCCAGGCGAGCGCTTGGGCTCTTTTACCTTGTGAACGTCGGGATTGTAGACTTTGCATCCGCCAGCAAGGAGGGCGCCGCTGTGCTGCGTGTTGTCCACGTCGAGAACGGTTCCTGCTGGTTGGGGCTCGCCTTTGTAGTTGATGCCGTCTTTTGGAAAATAGATCTTCATGCCATCTGCGGTTGTGATCGCCCGGGGAGGATCTCTCCCCGGGCTGATCTAGGTGAATTATGCGTGGGTCGTGCCGTTGTCTCCGATGACAAAAGCGGAGGGCTGCTCAAGTCCTGCGTCTGCGAATGCGTTTGCGAAGAGCTCGACCTGTCCAGCGTTCTTGGAGCTGTAAGGATCGACCACGAGGTCGATTCCGCCGAAGAGAGCCACGAGGAGGTAGCTGAACTCGCCGAAGATGACCTTGTTGGCGGTAATGTCGACGTGATCCATGTAATCATATCCAAGGACGCGCTGAGCGCCGGTCGGATTCTCGTTGATCACATAGTTTGCCTGGCCGCTCTCCTTCACGGTGCTCATCCAGTCAGCGGTGATGCCGGGCTCGGAAAGCCACTTCGCGGTGTTGAGCGGAACCTTCGCGTCGCGCAGTTCCTTCCACTGGTCGATCGTGTTCTGATGGGCGGAATTGCCGACCTGCCACGTGTAAGCGGTGGTGCCGCTGGCGCTCAGGATGCCGGTAGGTGCGTCTCCGCCTGCTCCGGTAAATGCACCGCGATCGATTGCGATCGAGATGCCCTGGGCAAGCTTGCCGCGGATCCATCCCTCAAAATCGACGGACGACTGCTGGAGGAGCTGGAGCGAAACAGCAGTTCCGGCACCGACTCGCTTGGGACTCAACACGAGGTTGGCCGCGAAGGTAGCGTCAGCGTTGGCGATCGTGTCCGTCTCGGCGTCCCACGTTCCGGTGTAACCGGCAGTGGCGCGAGGGAACGACAGGTTGCCGGTCACGTCGCGGAAGATCGTGGCACCGAGTGCAGGCAGCAAGGAGTAGTCCTCGAAGTAGTCGATGACAGGCTGGAGCTCGGTAGCGACGGTGTTTCCTCCGCTGGTTCCGGTTCCGACGGTAGCTGCGTTGCGGACAGGTCCGTGAGAAACTTCGCCGGGAATGAGGATCCCCTTCGGGGCGTCTCCGGTGGCGTTGCGGAAACGACGAGAAAGCTCGTCTTGGACTTCGCGCTCAACTCCGGTGAGTCCTCCGTTGATCTGCTCGTTGATGGCCTTAAGGATCGAGTAATTCTTCACCTCGGGCTCGCCGACGTAGGCGGATTCATTTGATCCTCCTGCCGCGAATTTGCTTGGATCGAACGCATTCATGACCTCGGCGCGGAACTCGTTGATGTCCTTGCCGTTGTCGATCGCGGAATTGATCTCCTTGTCCGACACATCGAAACGCTGGCCGATCGCGGAAATCTCGCTGATCCGCCGGCGCTCTTCGTCGCGAATGTCTTTGATGTTAACAGCCGGAGCTTCCGGCGTTTTGGGCTCGTCACTCATATTTTGAGGTTGTTTAGGTGGTGCTGGTTTTGGTTCTGGTTCGGGCCGTTCGGTGGATCCGAAAACCAGCCCTTTTGGGAAATTGTTGTGCGGAATCAGGCTGCCCCATTCCTTTTTCAGTGCGGCAGCCTTGAAGCTTTCTTCGACACGATCGGCAAAGCCAAGCTCAACAGCTTCGGCGCCGTCCATAAAAGTCTCGCGCTTCATCAGGTCTTCGACCTTTTCGCGGTCGAGTCCGGTGCGCTCTTGGTAGACGGATACGATTGAGTTTTGGATCTTCTCCAACGTGGTCGCTGCGTCGATCATGGCCTGCGCGTCTCCGATCAATCCTACATAGGGATTGTGAATCATGAGATAGGAATTGGCAGGCATGACGATTTCGTCCGCGGCCATCAAAATGACGGATGCCATGCTACCAGCGAATCCTTCGACTTTCGCGGTGACTTTACCGTCGAAAGTTTTGATCGCATTGTAGATCGCCCATCCTTCTAGGACGTCGCCGCCTGGTGAGTGAATAGAGAGGCGGATCTCGTCGATGTCCTGCATCGCCTTAAGATCTTCCAAGAACATTTTCCCTGATACGCCAAACGCTCCGATCTCGTCGTGAATAGAGATCTCTGCGACACCCTCGCTGGTGGCGAGGTTGTACCACGTTACTGTGCCTGTCTTTTCGTTCATTTGGATTGTCGAGTTCCCCAACTCAAACAATCCATCCGCGCTATAGTGTAGGCACGTTTTTTAAGGAACGCAAATTTGGGTTATTCCTCGGCGTCTCCTTGCTCCGGTTGTATGCCTTGCAGGTCCAGGAACAAATCAAGCTGACGATCTCTCGCGGCTTGATTGTCCTGTTCGATCTCGTCGAGGATCTCGTCGATGTCCTCGCCTTTTCCGCGAGCGATTCGCTGGTGAGATGTGAGACGGTTTTTGAGTCTCCGATCTTCTGCGCGAGAATCTTTGTCCGGGTCGATCCATTCCCATCGGCGCCCTTGGAACTCGCAATAGGCCATCCGGTTGTAGTCGGTCATGTCATACTCGAGCTGACCGGACATCAGCGCCATTTCAAGCCACTGGTAGAAAATTGGCTTCTTTACTTCGTCGATATACCACCGCTGAATGAGTTTCCACATGTCTCGCTCGCTCAGTGTGCCTTGGCGGATCGAGCTGTAGTTCACTCCCTCGAGGTCGGATCCGAGTAGTGGGTAGGAGATAGCAAGACCAGCGGCGACTCCTTGCAGCATCGCTTTGCGAAAGCCGGGGAGGTTTTGGTTTGGGTGGGTCGGGTCGATGATCTCGGGCCTGACGCCTGGAGGCAGATTCTCAAACGTGCCCGGGCTCCCGTCCATTTTGATATTCCCGTAGCTGTCTTGCCCTTCCCCTTGATATCCGCCGGCTGGAGAGTCGAAATCGGAGATGAAAAATCCAAGCTTGGACGCATGAGCCCGGGCGGCGATAAGCTCGGCTTCCTCGTAGCCGTGGAGCTGACGAAGCCGAGAGATAACCGGCGAGAGGAGAGGTTTTCCTTGGCTCTGCGAAAACTCTTCTCTGATAAACGGGTGGATGATGTCCTTTGCGTCGTACTCATCGCGCGGTCCTTTTACAACTCCGTTCATCCACCGATCGCCCGGGTGCTGAGACAGGACGTGGTATTTCCTGACGGCTCCAAACTCATCCTTTTCCACGGACATGAAGATGCGCCGAGAATGATCGAATAGCTCGGGGTCGAGGCGCTCCATTGCAATTCCTTGCAGAGCGAAGCGATATCTGTTGCCGGAGAATCCCCTGACCATCCTCGCCAATGCACCGCCCATCGTGAAGATCGAGCGGACCATGATCGTATCGAATTGATGCTCTGTGATATCCCCTGTGACGGTAAAATTCTGTGCTTTGCAAAAATCATTCCATGCTTGCTCGATCGCTCGAGATGCGCGCTTGTCGATTCCGCCTCTCTTGTTTTGCGCTCGGACTTTGATTCGGAATCCGCTCTCACCAACTACGTTCTGGACGAATTGCATCGCTGCGTTTGCTGCGTATCCGTCATTTTGGCAAAGCGACTTGGATCGGCTTCTGAGCCTGACGAGGTTGGTTTCCAGCAGTGTATCGAGCGAGGCATTCCGCGTCACCCAATCTGACGTGAATCGAGTCTGAGCGGCTCCCTCAAAGAATGACGCTTTCGGGCGAGTCACCTCGGACTTTCCGCGGAATGCGTTCCATGCGTTCTTGATTCGCGATGCCATTTTTTAGAAATGCAGGTGGATAGTGTTGCCGGAAGCTTTTTCGGGATTCCGCTCTTTGAAATTTTTGTTCCGCTCGTATTCCAGGCGGGATTTATAGTCTGACAGAAGTCGCTGGGCATCGAGGAGCGGGATCTTTGAAATCGGGACTCCTCCGATCGTGTGAGATTCGAGCCCTTCCGGCAGCCTTCCTTCGATATGGCATTCCAAGAGCTCCACCATTCTCGCGTTGAATGTTTTCCCGGGAGTGGCAGTCGGATTGGGTAAAAGAAATACTTTCCCGGCGTCCTCGCTTTCGCGGCCCCACGAGTAAGTGACCGATTTCGTTACCAGATACTCTCCGCTGTCGAGAATATCGGTAGTCGCTCCAGTCAGGGTAAATTCCCAATAGGTAGACTGGTCCGTGCCGGACACAATGAACGAAACGTCTGGATTCTCTTCGGATCGGAAAATCACGTCATAGGAAGTGACCGAGGCAATTTGCTCGGGCGTGTCTTTCCACTTGTAGACATCTCCGCAATTCAAGCGGGTCGGAGGGGCTGAATGCACTTCAATCGCCATGCTCAAACAATAGGCGCAAAGCACGTATTTAGCAAAATTTCGGCGGCTATGCTCTCGATTTCACCATATTTCGCTCAATCTCGTCGTATTTAGGCATCATCCTGCGTTCGGCTGCCATTGCGTAGACCGTGCAATCTAGCGCCTCGTTGCGGATGCCTCTCGGGCACTCAAAGAATCGAACAAATTCGCCCGTTTTACTGCTTCTGCGAATTACAGAGTCCTCGGCAAGTAGCATCTCAAAGAATCCGGTAGCGTCACCGCCGGCTGACCTGCCAAATTCTGCCGATTGTGGGAAATGCATGTAGCCTCGAGGGTAGCTCTCACCTTTTGGGTCGGGTTTGAGCTCGAGCCTAGAATAGATCGACTCTTTCGCCTCGTGTGTTCCGATTTGATATTGAAGGATCTTCGCGGATCCGACTCGGGTTGGTTTGTTATCCATCAATACGCGGTCGATCGTCCGCGCACCTTTGCACCCGTAGATGCGTTGCCTAGTCCGCATGTGTGTCTGGGCAAGAATTGCGTCCTGCCACTTTCCTGAGTCGATCATCGTGCAAACGATGCCCAAGCTTCCGGCGACCGGATGCGGAAAACGGCGGGCGAGCTCGGCGTCTAGCTTCTTCCACGTAGAGAGCTCCATCGGGCTGCCCTGGATTACGCGATACGTAATGCCCCAACTCTCGGCGTTCTTTCCCCATCCCATCACGATCAGTTCGGCTCTGTTCTTTTGCCAGTCCACGCCGGCCGTTAGCATGAGAACGCCAGCCGGAAGCATTTCCTCGGGCTTGTATTGCTCGCGTCGAGCGTAAAGGTCATCGGGTTCCGGCTTGACCTCGACTTCCTCTGCGTAACTTTCGGCATCCATCGTATTGACGAAAACACGCTTCGCCTTCTCGGGCGAGTCGGCTTTTTTGCATCGCTCAATCTCTGCAGCGACCTCGTGCAGATAGCCGGAATAGGCTGAGGAGTAGTTTCCGACGTGAGACATGCATCCAAGGTGAAATCCTCGTGCCCCAGTGTCTCTCGGCTCTGAGAGCGTTTTGTCCAGATATCGGCCAGACTTAGCCATCCGCAGCCGGGCCTCGTCGTTGTGTCTGGTCCCGCAGGAAGGGCAGAGCAAAACGGCCTCTTCGGGCTTTCCGTCGGGCCACGTCATTTGCTTTGTGTGTAGCTCATACTCGTGCTCGCATTTCTCGCACTCGACATACCACCTGCATTGGTCGGATTGTTCGTAGGCTGCGTCGATCTTGCTATGCCCTTTCAAGCTCGGGTAGGAGGACATCCATTTGTATTGATTCCGCTCTCCCCGGGACCGTTTGAAAAACTGCGCTAGCTTGTCGCCTTCATCGCTGGCGTCCTGGGTGATCGCGTCGATCTCGTCGGCGTAGAGGACGGGTGCCTGAAGCCGTCGCATTTGACCGGACGAATTGGCTCCGAGTGCATGGATTGCAGCGCCGCTCTTCCACTGCTTTAATCGCTTGAGATCGACGTGCATCGGCATCTTGGCGATGGACGGCGTTGCGTCAAACATTTTGACCAGCTCGTTGTTCACCCAGTCCTCGGCGATGTTCTGATTCGGGAACATGACCCCTGCGACGGTCCTGAGCTGTTCAACCACGTAGCAGAGGGCGGCCGAGAATAGATACGTTTTGCCGGCGCCGGAAAAGGCGCGGATACAGACGGACGTTAGCGATGGGTTGAAAAGATCACTGGCGATCGGGAGCTGAGTTTCTCGGAATGCGAATGGGGTTCCGTCCGGGTTTTCGACAAATCGCGGTGCCCAGTCGACGAAGGAAATATTCGGGCGGAATCGAATGGATTCCTTGCAAGCCTGAGAAATGGCGGCGAGCAGCGCCGTCTGGGATGTCGTGAGGTCGTCACTCATCTTGTTCTCCCTCCTCGTAATCCTCTAAGCAAACCTGGAGCCGCTCGATGACCCGGGCCTTTTCGTCGTCGGTCATGCTCGAGGATCCTACGATCTTAGACATTGCTGAGATGGCGGCTCGGATGGGAGCGACTACCTCCTCGACTGGGATGTATCGCTTTTCAAGGATGCCCGTCTCGACCTCAGCTTTCCTGGCCTGCGCGTCATTACGCCTATCTGTCGAGGATTGGGCTCCCTTCTTGTCGACGACGATCGGAACCAATTTGTCGACGTCATAGTAGTGCGCCGATTTGACTACTCGAGGTTCCACTCCGTGTTCTTCTAGTAGCCGGGACAATTTGCCCTTGTCCATGCGGACTCGCTCGGCAGCGATCGACAAGGTCCATTCGCGGGTGGCCTTTTTCATCTCAGGTGGTGGTCTCTATTGCAAGTAAAATGCAGTAAATAAATGCGGTGCGTCCCTAAATTGGGAATAAGTTGGACAGGATCCGATTTTCTATAGCCACTGCAACAGCGAGCGCCTGCCACGCGTGTGATTTGAGTCCGGTTCGCTTGCTTTGCTTGTTTATGTCGTCTTTTGTCCAGCCCATCTCCTCTATCAGTTTCAGTCGGATGATTGAATCGTTCGCTTTCTTGCCCGGGCAAATCTCTTTCTTTACTTCGTGTCGTTTGATCATGACCGGGTCAAAGCCGCGCGAATAGCAGACCTGACACAATCGGCCGATGAACACGCAAGTATCGAAAGTCGTTTGCCCAACGCGCATTCCGTATGAGCTAATCATTTCGATTGCGATCGTGCAATCTGGGCTAATCGCTCCAGATTCGATGTTAGCTAGCAAGTCTTCGTTCTTCAATACGCCCGCCGAAAGCGGTCCTTTCTGGCGCCAATCTTCCTTGATAATCGCAACTCCGCTCTTCGTTGTTCCTGGATCAATTCCTAATATCCGCATCCTTTAACCTGTCGCATTCTTGGACGATTGCAAAAAACACGCTTGTGAACCGGGCGTTTCGCGGTTACAATCCTGACGGCTCAGTGAGCTGTGAAAAATTGAAACCAATGAAAAATCTGATCTACATCATCATCATCCTGTCGGGGCTCGCGGCCTTTATTGCAAGCGGCGAGGAGAGGCAAAAACGAGATTTCCGGCCGCTCGTGACGGGGCAGTTCACTACGGCGTCGCTGATTGCGAAAGCCAAGTCGTGGGAGGGTAAGCATTACAGGCCCGGAGTGTCGGCCCAGTGCGCGGCTTGGGTCGGTCAAGTTGTGCAGTCTGCCGGCGGTCGATTGCCTCAAGGTCACATGATGGCACGCTCGTGGCTCAATTGGGGCTATTCTGTGCCACGCTCGTCGATGCGCCCGGGGGATGTCGTCGTAACCTGGCGCGGATCTCCGCGCTCTGCGTCAGGTCACATCCTAATTTATCTTGGGAACGGGGAGTGCATTCACCGGCCTACCCAAAGCAAACCTGTGCAACGGATTAAGTTGTCCACGTATTCCTCAAAGATCATCGGCGTAAGGAGGAAGAAATGAACGAATCGGACATGAATCTAATCGTGGACATGCAGCGCGAGGGATTGCGCAGCGCGCTGGCCTATCTCTATTCGATTGTTTATGAGACGGCGATGCCGAATGAATTGCTTCCGCATCTTGAAGATGCGGTCGAACAATCTTACCGGATCGGCATTGAGACGCAATCTGACATTCTGATCGCAATCAGTGAACAAAGGAAATGAAACTAGGCTACAAATTAGCTCACGCGGTCTTGGGGCGGAACGTCTGCCTTGAGGTGGGATACGAAGACGCGCAGGAAATCGCAAACGAGCTGCAAAAACTGGACGTGTTTCAATCGTCCGAGGCATTTCAAGATCTTGTTGCCGAAGTTGAGGAAGGCAATTTGGCAGCGCTTGAAAAAGCCGCTAAGCAGTGGGATTTCGAACAAAAACTGAAAGATGAAAGAAAAAAAAGGTGGAGCTGAAGCGGCGAAGCTGGAGCTTTCAAAGGAGATGCTGAAGCAGGTGCTCGGATTATCGGAAACTGACGCTGAGAGCGTCATCTGCTACGCCGTGGCTCGGATGGATCAAAGAGGCGACAGAGTCGAAGTTTCGACGCTGAAGGATTGGGGCTACGGAGCGGTTTGGGTCCGCTGCTACGCGAACAAATTGTTTTCGATCCACGACGAATATCGGCTCGCCGATAAATAGCGATGGGATTTCACAGCGTGAACCTCGTGAGGGAAAAATCTTCCTCAACGAAGCTTGATCGTCTCGTTTTGCTGGTGATCGCAAGCTACGCCGATGATGAAAATCTTCAGGCTCATCCGTCGTATTCCACGATTGCGAAAGGTTGCGGAATTAGTCGGCGGTCGGCGATAAAGGCGGTTGCCAATTTGCAGCGAATCGGAGAGCTCTCGGTGAAAAAAAGACCATCGAAACCTAGGGACTCGGAAACGAATGTTTATACAATTACCATAAAAACGAGTAAAGAAGGTGGTGAACGGAATTCACTAGGTGGTGAACAGAATGCACTAGGGTGGTGAATTCTGTGCACTAGGGGTGGTGAATTCTGTGCACTAGGGTGGTGAATTCTGTGCACCCAAATAATCAATGAATAATCAATTAGAATAATCAATGAATAAGAAAGGGGAAAATTTATCTGTTTTGGAACAGCGTCTTGAGAGAGCTCATAAACTGGAATTGGCGAGGAAAAAGTGGAGCTTAGTCACCTCCGAGATTCCCAGTCGATTCCAAGAGAATGACACGTCGCTTTTCCCAGAGGTCTGGAATTGCATCAAGGAATGGAAACCACGGCCGGAAGGGATCGGAATTCTGCTCGTAGGCGATAGCGGAAAGTGCAAAACTCGGATGCTTTGCGAAATCATGATGCGCTTGCAAGATCACACTCCGACGAAATTCGCTTTTACTTCCTCGGCCGGTTTCGCGGGATTGGTTCGACGGCAGTTCGACTTCACCGATCCTGGCGCTCGCACTAGGATTGATTATCTCCGCCGTGTTCCTGTTTTAATTTTTGACGATCTCGGAAAACAAAACAATTCCCCGACCGTCGAGGAGGAGATATTTCACTTGATCGACACTCGGACGTCTGAAATGCGCTCGACACTAATCACTGCAAATTTCAATTCAAGAAAGGAAATGGAAACTTCGATGGCGTCTGATCGAGGAAAGGCTATCGCTCGCAGGATACTTGAATTCTCTTATGCAAAAAAAGCGGAATGATAACTTCCTGCAGAAATGCCCCGTAAAGGCCTCAGAATCGATTCTGACGCGTTTCTAGGGTTAAGGCAATGCATGACAGCGGAACAGTCCATTCTAGAGCTAAAAACCGAAATCAGAAAACCATGAAAAAAGAGATTAAAGTTACGATATGGGACGACGCGGACGAGGCGATCGAGGTCGTCGGAGTCTATCATTCCGAGATGCGAGGCAAGCGCGACCGTTTTGGAGTGCCGCTGGAGCCCGACGACGAAGCCGAGTTTGAAATTCTCGATGCTGTCGATCAGCACGGGACCACTCGCAACCTGTCAAAATCCGAATCCAGGGCCGCTATTGAGGCGCTGTGGGAAAATTTTCAAAGCTGAGAAACCAATGAACCATGTGGATAATACCGAAAAACCTGCCCCTCTCACCCACGTATCCCTCTGCGCCGGATACGGAGGGATCGACCTCGCCCTCGATCGAATCTTTGGCCGATCAGTGCGAACAATCGCTTTTAGCGAGATCGAAGCCTTCGCAATCGAGAACTTGGTTGCAAAGATGGAAGCAGGGGAAATTCCCCCGGCTCCTGTCTGGACTGACCTTCGCACATTCCCTTGGAAAGACTTCAATGGGATTGACATACTCAGCGGAGGGTTTCCATGTCAACCCTTCTCAGCAGCGGGGCGAGGTGACGCGGACTCCGATCCGAGACACCTCTTCCCTGCCATCCTCGAAGGAATCCGAATCGCAAGACCTGCCGTTGTTTTCTTGGAGAACGTCGAAGGAATTATCAGCAAGAAACTCAAGGGAGATGGATGGCGCGACCCTGCCGGAACTCCGGTTTTGCTCCATGTGCTCCGAGAACTGGAGCGCGTGGGTTACAGAGCAGAGGCAGGAATATTCAGTGCGGCTGAAGTCGGCGCACCTCACCAGAGAAAGCGGACATTCATCCTTGGGCTGGCCGACTCCAAGGGCAGCCAATCCGGGCTCAAGACCAAACGGCAAAGGGGGCAAAATCCTAGCCCAGGAAGTAAAGGAGAATTGGCCTACGGCATCGGCGCGGGATTGGAAAGATACTCCCGGGATGGCGACCGAGGCGAAAAACCCGGATGGAAGTCAGAGGAAGAGGGTGGATCAACTTGCGAGGGTAGTCTACCAGGAGGGTGGCAACCCTGGCCCTCCCGCGCCGGAGAATCCCAGCACGATTGGGAAGCCCCAAGAGTGTGCTGACTGGAGAACTCCCTGCGCCAATGAGGCGGGAGCTCGCGTAGAGACTCTTTTCACAAAGAACGGCGAACCCGCCAGACCAGGAGAGTCAGCCTACAGGAAGCAACCCGATGGTAAACTCGTCCTGCAATCGCAGACGATAAATCAGCAGGTTGAGATGGTTGAAAAGAATTGGCCCACCGCTACTACTATAGACTATAAGGGCGTAAGTGGGGCTGGGAGGCAAGACCGTAAAGGCAACCCTATGGACACATTACCAAACGCAGTTGTTTTAGGTGGTCAGGCACCGAGAAAGAAAAACCCGACTTTGGTAAGCGGAGGGGGCGATCTACAGTCTCAGTCTACCGGAAAACTCAACCCACGATGGGTCGAACATCTCATGGGCCTCCCGCCCGGATGGGTGAGTCCTGATCCTGTCGGCCCGACTGAGTCCACCTCCAGAGTGGACGAACTCCGACTGCTGGGGAACGGGGTGGTTCCTCAGACCGCGCAGGTTGCATTCGTAACACTCGCTGAAAGACTTAGACTTTAACCAAAACCAGAAAAAATGACATTCGACGAAACAACGCCACACTCGACCGATGCGGAATCGGCCCTGCTCTCGATCGCCTTACAATGGCCGGACCACATCGACAGGATCGAAGCGCATCCATGCGGAATCAACCTGTTTTTCATTCCCGGAAATCGGGATATCTACGCCGCGGCGCTTGCGATGCGATCGGAGCAAAAACAAATCGAGATCGGAACGCTTTCCGTCGCCCTCGAGTCATCAGGGAGGCTCGACCCAGCCGGAGGCAGGTTGCGACTCGCAGAGCTTTTCACCGATGCACCGTCGCCCGCGCTCGCGGATCAATACCTCGAGAGTTGCGCAGGGCTCGCGAGACGGCGATCGCTGATCTCGACGCTGAATCATTCAATCCGCGACACATACGACCAATCGAGCGACGTGGGGAGGGTCATCGAGGATATCGACACCGCGATCCGCAAGCTGCTGGAGGATTCGTCATCGAGTGAATTGATCGACATGCGGCAATCTTTGCGCGAAACCGTCGAATTGATTCAAAACCGAATGGAGGCAGGCGGAGAAATCCCTGGCATTTCTACCGGGTTCGAATCGCTTGACACAATGACTAACGGATTGCAGCCCGGGCAGTTATGGGTGATTGGGGCTCGGCCTGGTGTTGGCAAAACTGCTCTGGGTTTTCAACTCGCAAAGACCTGCGCCCGCGGAGGCAGTCCGGTGCTTTTCTGCTCTGCCGAGATGGAGCACCACGAGCTCTCCGGCCGCGCTATCTCCTCCGAGAGCGGAGTTGAGGGGCTCAGATTGCTGCGCGGGGACCTGTCGAAAGAGGATTTCGGCAAGATCTCCACGTCACTGGCAAAGCTATCTGGCCTTCCGATTCACATCTTGGACAGGGCGGGAATGGGGATCTCAGACGTCAGGATCGCAGCTCGTCGCTCCACGCGGGAGCAAGGCGTGAAGGTCGTTATTGTAGACTACCTGCAATTGCTCAACGAGGAGTCTGGGTCGCGAAGCCGGGAGGATGCGGTCCGGCGCCTTTCCAACGGACTCAAGAATCTCGCGAAGGAGCTCGGAATCTGCGTCGTTGCATTGGCGCAACTCAATCGACGCAGCGCAAAAAATACGACCAGCGAGGCTCCGAATCTCTCCGACCTGCGTGACAGCGGCTCAATCGAGCAGGACGCAAACGTCGTGCTCCTGCTGCATCGGAAAGTCCAGGCCGATGAAAGCCCGGGAGACGTGGTCGATGTGGACTGCATCGTTGCAAAGTGCCGCGGAGGGCAAATCGGAAACATCTCGATGGAATATCACTCGCCGACGACGCATTTCGTTGAGAGGGAGTATTTTTAGGAAAACCGTTTGACGAAAACGAAAACGAAGCCATAATCCAGTCGGATGGAAACTGAAAAATCTTGCGCATCGTGCGGGGTGATGTTCGACACTCCCGCAGTCATCTTTGAGTTTGCCGGAGTCGACATCGTCCTCCGGCAGCAAAACTGCAATCAGTGCATTAAGGATTTCGAAGCGAAGACGTCGACGCCTCGGGTCAACCTGGAAGATTTGCTGGAGTCAATAAATGAAAGTATCTGAAATGTTTTCCGGCTTCCTTGAAGCCGAAGATTTGCCGGAGGGCAAAGAAATTCCAGTCACGATCGAAGCGATTCGGCCGGCGACAAAAAAGGACTTGGGCCGCGATGGTCGTGCTTTAGAAAATCCGATTGTGAAATTGAAGGGCGTGAAAAAACAGTGGGTCTTGAACAAAACCAATGCGAGGACAATTCGCCGCGCCCACGGAAACGAGATGACGGAATGGGTCGGGAAGGAAATTCACATCTATCGCACAACGTGCAGAGCGTTTGGAGACGCCAACACGCCTTGCATCCGAGTCCGTGGACTTAAACTGTGATTTTATGAAAGCAGAAATCGAAAACACTACATTTGGAGCCGCCTTGAGACGCGCGCTTCGAATCACATCGGGGAAAAGCAATATTCCCATCCTTGGGAACGTCCTGCTTGAGGCTGATTGCGACGGAGTTACCGTTTACGCGTCCAACCTCGACCAAGGAATCAAAATCAGAGTCTCGGCCGATATTAATGAGCCAGGAAAGCTGTGCGTCCCAGCGAAGCGCCTCAGCGACATTGTCGGGCAGTCGTCCGGCAGTATCGAGATCGAAACGGATGGAGAGAACGCCCAGCTCGTCAGCGGCCGTTTCCGAGCGACGATTCAAGGGCTCAACCCGGAAGAGTTTCCGTGGTCCGATCTTAAAGACGAGCAGAGCTTTCGCGTTGAAGGGCCGATCTTTGCCAAAGGGATCCACAAAACGATCTATGCCGCATCAACGGACGAGACGAGATATATTCTGAACGGGTTGCTGTTTGAAAGCCACGAGGGCGCCGGCATACGGGTAGTTGGGACCGATGGACGCCAGCTCGCAGCGTATGACCTGGAGGCAGAGTCCGTTGGAGATTTCAATTTCGTTTTGCCAACACTCGCCTGCGACATCGCACAATCCATTGCCGATGAAACCGGCGTCGTCCAGATCTCCATCGGGCAAACGCATTTACGCATTGTCGGCGATGACGTCGAAATGTGGTCCAAGGTGATTGAGGGCAAATATCCTGACTATCGCGCCGTGTTTCCGGATGCGTCGAAAATGCGTCACGTCGGCGATATCCCCCGGGAGACTCTCAAGTCGGCGCTGCGCCGAGTTTCGCTTGTTGTGGATCCGAAGCTGTCATCTGTTCACATGACAGGCAGCGCCACTGGGATCCTCCTGGAGGTGCGAAACAACTCGGAGACTGCTACCGAAACAGTCGAATGCGAGGCCGGAGACTTTACGATCTCAATCAATCCTGCGTATCTTTCTTCCATGCTTGGGTCGCTGTCGGAAGAATACGTTTCCGTCCAGGTCATTGACGACATGAGCCCCATGCTGATTGAGGCAAAAGGGCTTCAATATATTATCATGCCGATGCGGAAGGCTTAGAAATGGGTATTAAAGAGGGGATAATCGACGAGGCAATCTATGTTGCTGATGGCGCCGAATCTATCTACGGGCCATACGCCTCGCTTCACGAGGTCATGGGAGTCTTAGAGGAAGAGTTCCTCGAGGCCAAGCAAGCCTTGCAAAAAAGCGATTGGGAAGAATTGAGATTTGAATTGATTGATATCGCGGCCGTTTGTCTACGTGCCGCGAGTGAAAAAACAACACGTGAAAATAAAGGTGAGATATGAAAACAGAGCTAAAAACAAAAGTGCTTAATGAGGCGCACGGTAAGAATTGGAGCGTCTATAACGCGGATTGCGTATCCTTCGCGGAAGGATTGCCTGACGACAGCGTCGACCTGTCGATCTATTCGCCGCCATTCGCCAATCTATACATTTACGGAGACAGCGTAGCGGACATGGGAAACTGCGAGGACGATGCGCAATTCTTCGACCAATATCGGTTTCTAATTGCAGAGAATTTCAGAATCACGAAGCCGGGGCGCATCTCATGCGTCCATTGCATGGATCTTCCGACGAGCAAGACTATGCACGGCTATATCGGGCGCCGAGACTTTTCAGGTGAGATCATCCGCGCACATATCGAGGAAGGGTGGATATACCATTGCCGCGTGACGGTCTGGAAGGATCCTGTCGTAGAAATGCAGAGAACAAAGGCTCTTGGGCTTTTGCACAAGCAGATCAAAAAGGATTCATGCCGCAGCCGCATGGGTAACCCTGATTACCTGCTTGTATTCTACAAGCCAGGAGACAATCCAGAACCGGTTACGCATACCGCCGAAGAGTTCCCTGTCGATCAATGGCAGCAATGGGCGAGCCCAGTATGGATGGATATTAACCAGACGAACGTGCTCAACAAGACGTCGGCCCGCGATGAGAAAGACGAGAAGCACATTTGCCCGCTGCAACTCGACTTTATCAAGCGGTGCCTGGTGCTCTGGAGCAATACCGGCGACGTTGTTTTCTCTCCGTTTGCCGGAATTGGTTCGGAAGGATACGTAGCTGTTCAACACGATCGAAAGTTCATCGGGACAGAGCTGAAGCCAAGCTATTTTGCGCAGGCTGAAGCCAATCTGAAAGCAGCAGAAGCTCAAAAGGAGGTGCTTCTATGAATCCTGCCTATCTTGAGCTCTTGAAAAGCAAGAAACGATCGAAGCTGTCGACGCGTAAAAAGGTCGATTTCGATCCACACCCGAATGCCAAGCCTCATCAGGTCGAAAGCCTGCGAAGACTGCTGGACTTCGGAACCGGAGCTGCATTTCTTGACACTGGGCTCGGGAAGACATTTCTACAGCTCGACTGGGCTCGCCACGTCTCCGGCGACGTGCTGATTCTCGCACCGCTTGCGGTCGCTGAGCAGACTGTTGAGGAGTCGCATAAGTTGCTCGACATGGAGATCGGGCATTCGAAAGACGGGACCGTAAAGGATAGGATTACAATCACAAATTACGAGCGAGCGCACCTTTTTGACATTCCAAGGTTCTCCGCTGTGGTGCTTGATGAGTCCTCAATTCTAAAAGGGCAAACCGGCAAGATGCGGGCATGGTTGACAAAATCATTTCAAAACACGCCGTGGAAGCTGGCATGCACCGCTACTCCCGCCCCAAACGATCATACGGAGCTCGGAAACCATTCCGAGTTCTTGGGCGTGATGAACTCTCAGGAGATGCTGACTCGGTGGTTCATCCACGATTCAGCGAATACCGCAGACTGGCGACTAAAGGGCCATGCCGTCCGCGACTTTTGGGAGTGGGTCGGATCTTGGTCGGTTTGCGTATCTATGCCTTCCGACCTTGGATTTGACGACGAGGGCTATGCACTACCACCGATCAAGTTCCACACGCACTCCGTGGCGACTCCGTTGCAATTAGGATCACAAGACGAGCTCTTTCACATGCCTTCTGTGAGCGCTACGGATCTCCACGCGACAAAGCGACTGACTATCGATCAACGTTGTCAGCTTGTCTCGGAAATGGTGAACAAAAGCGAAGATCCCTGGATTGTGTGGTGCGAATCCAACGACGAAAGCGCATTGCTGGCGAAATTGATCCCAGACGCGGTCGAGGTGAAAGGAAGCCAAACGATCGAGCAAAAAGAGGAGCGGTTGAATGCTTTTACGAATGGTAAGGCCCGGGTTTTGATTTCAAAACCTAAGATTTGCGGCTTTGGGATGAATTGGCAGCATTGCAGGAACATGGCGTTTGCCTCGATCTCCTACAGCTACGAGTCATTTTACCAGGCCGTCAGGCGCTCGTGGAGATTTGGTCAAACGAAACAAGTTAATGTTCACGTTTTCATTTCAGACGCCGAGATTCCAGTTTGGCGGACGATCGAGAGGAAAGCGCTCTCTCATGATACGATGAAGAACCAAATGAGGCTTTCAATTGGCGAAGGCAAAACAAGCAAGACAAAACTAGACTACAATCCGACGATGCAAGCGACTCTTCCAGCTTGGCTTTGAATTATGAAATCACAAGAATACCACAGCGAACTAACCTGCAATCGCGAGAACATCTTCGCGGATGACAGCTACCTCTCGAAGAGCGTCCTCTATGAGCTCAAAACTTCGTCGCTCTATCGGTGGCGATATGCGCCGAAAACCTTCTCAGGATCCGCTGCGGCCGACTGGGGCAGTATGGTTGATGCGGAGCTGACCGAAGACGACGGGATCGATTCGATTTGTGTCGTGTCTCCGTTCGACAATTTTCGGACCAAAGACGCCCGCGAATGGAAAGAAGAACAGGCTGGACTCGGCAAGATCATCGTGACGCAAGAACAAGCCGATCAGGCCCGACTCGCAGCGATGAAGATCCGCAACAACAAAAACGCCGCGGAGCTTTTGACCGATTGCGAAACGCAAGTGGTGCTGACATCCAAAGTCGGCGATGTTGGCGCAAAATGCATGATCGACGTGGTCCCGGTAGATCGGCCGTATCTTGTGGATATTAAGACCACAAACGACTTTTCGCCTGAAGGCATCTCAAAGAAGATCGCGCAGTTCGGTTACAACATCCAAGCTTCGTGGTATCTGAAAATCTGGAATCAAGAGAATCCAGACGACCAGCGAAAGCGCTTTCGGTTTGTGTGGCAGTCGAGCGAGTCGCCCTACGAGGTGGCGGTAACAGAGCTCCCTGGATTCGACATTGCCGCCGGCGAGGAATGGGCAGCGTTTCACCTCTCAAGGCTCAAAACGGCGACAGAGCGCAATCATTGGCCGAATATATTCGGAGACAAAGTAGCACTTGTCGGAAGGCCATCGTGGGCCGAAAATGCGGACGGTGCCGAGATGGACGGGTTCCAAGAGGCGCCGAAGTAAATTGTGTTTTACTTGTATAGGGCGAATGAACATCTACCACAGCAACAACAAAGGCACTTTCGGCCGAACCATCAGGTTCAATCTTTGCTCGGTAAAGGATATTCTGGACAAGCCGGAATTGAAGAGCTTCAATGATTTGACCGAGGCCGATCGTGAGTTGTTGCAGCGCCGGGTAGATGCTTATTGCGAGGAAACCTTGCCGGTTTTCACCGGATACACATCGTCAATTCTTCGAATCACAAAAAACGAGATATCTCGGCTTCTCGGTCGTAAAATCAAGATACCACAGGATATAAAAAAAGCGGACAGGGTGAAGCTGGCAAAAATCTTTCGAGAGATTGATTCCGACATCGACTACGATTATGTGATCGAGCTGAGACTAGGATGGGATCCGGTCGAGATCGTAGAATCTACTCCTCCCGTCCTCGATAACTTTCCAAACAAACCAATACTAGAACAATCAAAACAAATTGCATGAGCAAACTAATCAAAGCGAAAATCGACGTGACCAAGATCAACAAGACGAAATTGTTTCACGGCAAGAAAGGCACCTACCTGGATCTCGATATTTGGGTAGACGAGCAGGAACCGGAAGAGTGGAAGCAGGTTTCTATCTGCCAGCAGCAAACGCAATCGGAGCGGGAAAACAAGACGCCGAAGAACTACATCGGCAACGGAGAACTGAAGTGGGGCTGGGACAACAGCGCCAGCGGTTCACCGATTCCGCCGAAACCGGAAGATTCCCCCAGTCAGGATCTCAAGACCGAAGGCGACGACATTCCGTTTTAGGCGGACGCCTAGAGATGTGATCCTGATCGCGGTCGCGCAAACGATACGAATACAATGAGCGATAGCAAACCAACGGCAGACAACGAGGGCTTGAGTGATCCGCCCAATCTAGGCAGCAAAGAAGCTCAAAATATGGGATGCTTATGTCCCGTCTTAGATAACGCCCACGGGAAAGGATATATGGGCATGAAGGATGTTTTTGTCTATCGGCAAGATTGCCCGCTTCATTGTGAGAACAGCTTGGATCAGCCACGCGAAAAATGAAAGAGAAACCAACCGAATCAAGTCAGAGACCTACTGCCTCAGCCCCGCCCGTTACGCAGAACAAGGGGGGCTGGATTCCAGTGTCGAATCCTCCAGAGATTCTTGAACTTGTTTTAGTCGCCTTCCGTTCAACTCTCGTTCGGCAAGCCTACCTGTCAGGACGTGGCGAGTGGATTGGTAAACATATTTTCAAAGGCGACGAAGCTACACACTGGCAACCGATTCCCGAAGCCCCACGCAGTAGCGACGAGGGAACCGAGGAGCGGTCTGCGTAACGCCCAAGGACACTCAGCGAGCGAATTATGATCGATACAGATAAAGACGAAAACGGAACGAGTCAGAGCAATCCTCGCTTGAGTGATCCGCCCAATCCGGGCAGCGAAGAAGCTCAAAAGATGGGGTGCTCGTGTCCCGTCTTAGAAAACTCCAACGGGAGAGGATACATGGGTATGGAGGATGTTTTTGTCTATCGGCAAGGCTGCCCGATTCATGGGTCGAACAGCTTGGATCAATCACGCGATTTATCGCGTTGATGTCTATCCGTTTGTTCGGCTTCGATGTTACGAGAGATGAAAAACAAAACTCAAAACCCTAAAACTTGCGTTTTTTGCGGGTGTTTATTCCGTTCAAAAAACCCCAAGGCGTTACTTTGCTCCGCAGACTGCTCAGTTAAATACAGATCAGTTAAAGCAATGATTGATTATCGTTGCTCTGGCTGTGGTAAGACTTTCAGATCGAGAGCGAAAGAAAAAAGGAAGTATTGCGATATTGACTGCATGTTGAATTACAAGAAAGGCAAAGCAAGGCCGGACAGCGTGAAACGAAAAATTTCCGACTCACACAAAACATCCAGCAAAGCTAAAGCCGCTCGCATCAAAGCAGTTCAAAGGTCAGCCGAATTGCGGAGGGGAAAAGCAAGGCCAATACACGCGGTGGAGGCCACTACAGAAAAACTCCGAGGGCGGCCACAGATTTCCCAGAATACAAAAAAGGGGCCGACTAATATCAAGTCGAGGCGCTTCCATTTGCGGAGTCCCGACAACAAAACATTTAGCGGAACCAACTTGCTGCATTTTGTGAGAGAAAACGAGAATCTATTTTTAGCGGACGATGTAATTTGGGTTCCCGTAACCACGGGCAAGGGCGCACTAACGTGTAGAGCTTACAAGGGTTTGTGCAGTCTATTTAGGAATAGCCGTCCGCCTGGATCTTGGAAGGGGTGGACGATAGTATCTCTTACTG